CTGAAAAGCTTGACTACTATATCCAAGGTGGTCCAGCATTTGTAGCTGTTGACGGTGTTGACGGTACAGAGACTGAACTATCTGGAAAGCTTGGAGCTACTTTTAATGTATCTCAAAGCCTTGGTATCTATGGTGAAGTATCTACCATCACTAATGGTGATGAGGATCGTAACTATGGCACAAAGCTAGGAGCTAAGTATAAGTTCTAATGTCTCATCAAAACAATGGAGCTTTCGGTCACGCTAATGTGACTTCACTTGAGCCTGAACCAGAAAAGAAAGAGTTTTCCAAGTCTGGAGTTCCTCTACATATGATGAGGGATGGATTACAGATTGAAGAGAATGTACCAGCTGAAGATATGCCTGATAAAACAATAGAAGAAGATGATGACTTCCCTCAATCATTAGAGGAAGCATTATTAGGTGAGTAAATTCACAGGAAGGAGAGCACCTCAGAGTCGGACTCTCCTTTCATTTGGCTTTTAGCCCTTACGAGGATACCTATTAGCCGTCTAGACGGTGGGAAAGACCACAAAACTTCGAATTTAATTTGCGCGCGATGATGATTTATACCTTTAGTATTTTTAAAATATAGATAAATGGCACATCAAACCGATTATACAAACGCCGCTGGTACTCAGGCACAAGTAACCAAGCCGGGTGCTAATAATGGAGGTAGTGATAGACGAGCCCTTTACCTGAAATTGTTCTCAGGTGAGATGTTCAAAGGCTTCCAGAACAACACGATTGCTCGTGACCTTGTGATGAAGCGTACCCTTAAGAACGGTAAATCTTTACAGTTCATCTACACGGGTCGCACCACAAGTGAATTTCACACACCGGGAAATTCCATCTTGGGTAACAGTGATGGCGCACCACCAGTAGCAGAGAAGACTATTACAGTTGACGAGTTATTAATCTCAAGTGCATTCTTATATGAGCTTGATGAGACACTTGCACACTACGATTTGAGATCAGAGATCTCTCGTAAGATCGGCTACGCATTAGCTGAAAAGTATGACCGTCTAATCTTCAGAGCTATTACTCGTGGAGCACGTAAAGCATCACCTATTACTAAGACTAACTTTGTAGAGCCAGGTGGTACTCAGATCCGTGTAGGTACACATGCTACTAACGAATCTGATGCTTATGTTCCTGCAAATCTAGTCAATGCGTTTTATGACGCGGCGGCTGCAATGGATGAAAAAGGAATAAGCTCTGACGGAAGAGTGGCTGTACTAAACCCACGTCAGTACTATGAATTGATTCAAGATATCGGAACCAATGGTCTTATAAACCGTGATGTACAAGGTAAATCCTTGCAGTCAGGTCAAGGCATTGTTGAGATTGCTGGTATCAAGATTCATAAGTCAATGAACATACCGTTCCTTGGCAAGTATGGTACTAAGTACGGTGGAACAACTGGTGTTACTGATCCAGGTCGCACTGGTGACTTCGTAGAAGTAGCTATTGAAAACCAGAGTGATGCTGAAACAGGCATCAAGAATGACTACGGTCTAGCAAGTGAAGTTGGTACTAAGTCTTGTGGACTTATATTCCAACGTGAAGCTGCTGGTATCGTTGAAGCTATCGGTCCCCAAGTCCAAGTTACCAAAGGTGATGTCTCCGTGATTTACCAGGGTGACGTGATTTTAGGTCGCTTAGCGTGCGGGAGTGATTATGTTAATCCTGCTGCTGCAGTTGAACTTCATATTGGTGCTACTGCACCATCTGCATGGGGTTAAACCCACACTTAAGGGAGTCTTTATGGCTCCCTTTTTTTTATTCATAAATATTTATACCTATGGCTTTTCCTACCACTAATGCTGCTACAGAATTACCTGCAATAAATCAAATCCTAATGGCTTGTGGTCAGGCACCCGTCACCACTTTGGATGAAACCAACCCAGACGTTGCGATTGCTTATCAAACACTTTTAGAAGTTAGTAGAGAAGTTCAAAGTGAAGGATGGACCTTCAATAAAGAAGCCAACTACAAATGGACAGTAGAAAATAATGAGATTGTTATACCTAATAACGTTCTCCAAATGGATCTCTCTGCATCTAATGCTGGAGACAAGCAGGTCGTAAGAAGAAACGGAAAATTATATGACAAGTATCACCATACTGATGAATGGACTGAAGCAACTGTCGATGTTGATATCGTATGGTTCTTTGATTGGGTAGATCTACCACGTCCAATTCAAGACTACATAACCACTAGAGCTGCCACCATTACTTCTAGTCGGATAATAGGAGACCAGACTCAATATCAAATGCTCCAACAGAAGGAAGCATACATGAGAGCTATGGCTCTTGAGTATGAAACAAGTCAAGGAGACTATACATACTTTGGAAACCCTGACGGATCTTACCCTTATGTCAGTTATCAACCTTACAAAGCGCTTAGTAGATAATGGCAGCAGTAACTCAAAGAATATCAAACTATCTGAGTGGTGTATCTAAGCAACCAGATAGTAAGAAACTTCCCGGTCAAGTACGTGAGTGTATCAATGGTCTAGCTGACCCGACATTGGGTATGACTAAGAGACCGGGATTCAAATTTATTTCAAAACTAAAGAATACAAGTGGTGCAGATTTTACAGGAACAACATTAGATAATGCTAAGTGGTTCTATATAAATAGAGATGTCACTAATAAATACATAGGATGTATCACTCCAAAGGTAGGTAATACTAATGGAACTATCTATGTATGGAATGCAGATACTGGAGCTGCTTGTACTGTAACCTTTACTGGTTCTGCAGCTGCTTATCTCAATGGTGCTAAGACTAACTACGATGTATTAACTGTAGATGCAGCAACAATAATATCTAATGATCTAGTTGAAGTAACAACTCAACCTAACCCTACTGGCTTTGTAGCTAGGAGTAGAGGAACAGTGTTGATAAGCACTTTACCTTATGGTGAAACTTCAATACAAGGTCAAGATTTTGAGATTAAGTTAGGTGATCCGGCTGGTCAATCATCAATGGGTAGTCATACTGTTTCTCATACATCAGCAGCTACTGATGATTATGAGACTATATTAACAGCTCTTGAAACTAAACTAAATGCACTGAATATAACAGGTTTTACCGTTACTAAACATAAGACATCTCTTCAATTAGACTATGAAGTAACTGTAAATAATGTTGCTACTAGAACTCCATTTACTCTAGAGGCTAAAGGTGGTGAAGATAATGAAAGATTAGTGGTATTCCAAGATTGGGCTAGTGATGCTTCTTTCTTACCACCGTATTCCTTCCATCATCATCTAGTAACGATTATCAATAACGTTAAATATGATACTGATAATTTCTATACAAGATTTGTAGCTAACAATGAAGCAGCTGGAGAAGGTTACTGGGAAGAGACGAAAGGTCCAGAGGCTTCAGCAGGCTTAACAGCATCCACTATGCCTCATAGGTTAAGGAACTCAGGTACTAATACATTTGTCTTTGAACCTATAACTTGGGAAGATAGAAAAGTAGGAGATGACTTAACAGTTCAACACCCTAGCTTTGTTGGTAAAACAATAAAGAAATTATTCTTTCATGACGACAGGCTTGGCTTCTTATCAGAAGATAATGTAATCCTTAGTAGAGCTAAGGAGCCATATAGTTTATATAGAGTATCAGCCAGAGTAACTGGAGCTGGTGATCCTATTGATGTCAACTGTGCATCACTAAGACCTGCCAAACTATTTTCTGTTAAACCATTTAGACAGGGTTTAGTTCTCTTCTCTAAGAGTCAACAGTTCCTTATGTATGGACAAGATGGAGGACCACTATTTCCAGCAACAGCTAAGGTAACTCCTATCTCTAACATGGAGATGAGTGATGATGTTGAACCAATAGATATTGGTACTCACATGAACTTCATTAGTAAGACTCCCAACTTTGTTAGGGTGTTTGCAATGACAACTAAAGGTTTAGAAGCAAACCCAGATATATTAGATATAGGTCGTGTAGTTAATGAGTGGATAACTATTGATGTAGACACACTTATAGCCAGTATTCAGAATGAGTTTATATGTATGTCTAGTCAGAGTAGTAAAGAGATTTTTTTCTATAAGACCTACTCAGATGGTAAAGAGCAATTAATGGAGTCTTGGTTTAAGTGGGAAGTACCCGGAACAGTTCAAACCATGGCTATTGATCAAGATGATATGTACCTTGTTACTAAACAAGGGAATCAATACACTGTCTCTAAAGCTAACTTAACTCAAAGTCCAGAGGCGGCTATCATTACCAATGCACAAGGTCAAAAGGTTAACCCTTGTATGGATCTTTATGCACAGGCTAGTTCAGTAGTTTATGACTCTGCAAATCTTAGGTCTAAATGTTATCTACCTTACGCTAACTTAACTGATAAAAAGAATTTAGTTTTAGTAGCTGGTACAACTGCAGCTGGTACATTCAATAACTCTGGTTATACAGTAACAGCTGAGGTTGGTACAGATGGTAGTGGTACATTTTTTATTGTTGAAGGATTAGATCTATCTAATAACGCTTCTAACGTCTATGTTGGATATGCGTATAACTTTGATATCACTCTTCCACAGATTTATTATCAGTTGGATCAAGCGGGTAGGACTACAGACTTTACAGGTAGCTTAACAATTTCAAGGCTAAAATTTGATACAGGTCTATCAGGTCTAATCAGCTTTAAACTTAATTCACTTGGAAGGTTTGCTGGCACAAAGCAGTACATAGGTGATGGTAATACAACAGACTTTAACTGGGTAGCTGGAGACCTTAATCCGATTGATAGGAATCAAGTAAAAGTAAAAGTAAATAATGTATCTAATACTAGCTTTACATTTCTTAGTGATACAGAAATAAGGTTTAATTCAGCACCTGCACTAGGTGATGAGATACTTATCTACCTAGATGAATGGTATGAACTAGCACCATCACAGATGGCTAACGAATACCTAGCTGATGACGTACCACTAGATGAGTCAAGAGTTGTACAAATACCAATACACCAACGTAGTAAAAACTTTAGCTTACGAGTCTTTAATGACTCACCATTTCCCGTCTCTCTTAACTCGATGATGTGGGAAGGAAACTACTCACCGAGATTTTATAGGAGGACTTAAATATGCCATGGAATATAATTGCAGCAGGTGTTGGGGTTGCCACTGGTATCTCGAATTACTTCTCACAAAAAAGTAAGTATAAAAAGGAAAAAGCTTATCAGAAGAAGTTATTCAACGAGTACACCCTTCCGGGTTACGAGATGAGTAATCAGAAGCTTATTGCTGATCATGCTCACTTAATAAAAAGCATTGAGCTTCAGAGAGATAACGAGATAGCTTTAGCTAACTTTAAAGATAAGAATAATTTAAGGAACTGGCATCAAAAACTAAAGATAAATCAATTCGCTCATAACGAAAAGATGAAAGAGTTCGGCAAGTCTGAACAACTATATCATCGGTCAATACGAGATGCCAAAGAACAAAAGAAGATAAGAGATCAAGAAGAATATGCTCAATTCGCTTATCAAAATGAAGACAGAATACTTGAAAGTATAGTTGCTAAAAGTAACGCCTCAGCTACCAGTCAAACTGGAGCGAGTGCTGTATCTGAAGCACAAGCAGTAATAGCTCAAAATGGTAGAGAGTTAGCAATTCTTCAAAGGAATTTATTAAGTGCTAATAGGGAATCACGTATGCAGTTTAAGGACTTCATACGACAAGCTGATGCAAATCGGATGATAAGACCTACTAAAGCACCAGACCCGTTAAAACCACTTAAGACACCGATTGCTAAATATCAAATGCCTAGACCTTTAGAGGAGTTTGACTTTGGTCCTAAACCAATAATGGGTATAACATCAACACCTAAACCAAGTTTGTTTAGTGGAGCATTAGGAGCTATTTCTTCTGGTTTTTCAGCGTATAGCGCAGCGGGGGGTTCAGACTTTGGAGCTGATTGGTCAGCTTTCACTAAGTCAATCGGAGGTTCATCCGTCTCAGGCTAAACTAATTTTACATAAATAATGGCAAGCAAAATCACACCTCAGCTGCAAGCAGTTGGGAAAGGTTTCAGCAATATAGATCCCGGCTACTCTAAGTTGACCCGTATGCGGGAAGACTCCGATAGAAAGGTTGCTCAACTTACTGAGCAAGAAAAAGAGCGGAGAGAAAGGGATCTACAGGCTGAAGCTGACGTTGAAAGAGTAATGGCTACTCAGAGAGCCAACATGGATGAGGTAAATAGTTTTGGAGATAAGATATATACTAAACAGAAGGAAGCATTAGCAGTTAATAAGCAGACTTTTCAAGATAACTTCACTGCTGAACAGAAAAGAGATCAAGCTAAGGCAGACGCTAGGGAAAACTGGTTGACTGAAATCATCCCTAACTTTGCTAAGACAATGGAGGCTCGTAGGCAGAAGAAGTGGGATCAAGATCAAAAGAATGCTACAACTTTCTGGTTACAGTACGGTATCTCTCTAGAAGATCAAAAGAAGATTGATTTACTAGAAGAGCACCAATGGGCTAAAGGAGAAGAGTTAGAACTAGTAGCTGATGAACTCAGAGAAAACGGGTTTACCCTCGAAGAGGAGATGTATGTTCGTCACCAGAACAGTGCATCTGACTATGGTCGAGCAAAAGCGTATTCAATACAAGCTGGTAATAAATTCTTTGACTGGGCTAAACAGCAACTTCCAAAAATGGAAGCTGATACTGTTGAACAGAAACAAGCTGCAATGGTCATACTGCAGCATAGGTATTTAGCAGCTCATAATCTAACTAATGTTAGTGCTGATTTCTTGGAACCTATGTTCCAGAAAATGAGAGCAGCTACGGATAAGATTATTAACGGTGCTACCAGAGCTAGATCTATTGAGATGAGTAAGGAAAGATCCTTACAACATCTACAAGTATTATCTACTGCTTACAATACTGAAACTGGAGGACAAGCTCTCAATAACTTCTTCCTACAGAAGACAAGAGAAGTAGATGTTAATGGTCAAAGTCTTTCTCCTACTCAAGCTAAACTTGAAGTTTTCAAAGCTGCTTATAACATAGATCACTTCCCTAGTGATGCGGAAGTCTATAAGTTATTCATGGAGACAAAGATGCTCCATATGAATAAGACATGGGGTGAGGGTAATCCTGATCTCATGAGAGACTTGATGCACCAAAGAGGTATTCAAAGAGAGAATAGAAAGTCAGTTTCAAAAGCAGTATTAGATGCTAGGAAAGCAGAAGAAAGACAGACATTTAAAGAATTCCTAGATGATCCAGAGCGTTATAACGGTGATGCAAAAGTTGTTCAACAAGGTATAGATCAACTATTTAAGAGTGGTCATACAGTAGAAGAGCTTGCACCATTCTTAGTTTACTTAGATCAGAGTGTACAAGGTAGAGCAGATGGTGATTACTGGAGAGGACATATTAATGACTTAGCTGAAAAGAATGTATTATCTACTGAAGATCTCACAGGTCCATATGTACCTAGAGATTTAAAGCTGAAGTACTGGTCTAAAGCAGTTAGGAATGATGAACTATTCTCAACCATAGATCTGAAAGCTATTAATAAGGATCTCAGTGGAGCATTAAGAGAAGCACTTAAAGAAGATAGTCTAACTACTGCATTACATAGCAGTCATGCAAAAGCATTACACAGTGCAGAGCTAGAGTTTAGAAAGGAGTTCTTAAGGAATGGTGGTGATGCTGATAAGGCATTACAGAACATAGAACTTAAGATCAAGAATGGTACAGGGAACTACAAGGTTATAGAACCAAGTCAACAAGAGATAGAAAATGGTGTTACATCATTCTTTGCTTCTTTTACTCCCGGTAATCATGACAACGCACCTCCTATCTTAAATGTATCTACTTTTAAAGAAAGGCAGAAGATAAAGCAAAGAGTAGCTAAAGATCCGTCTCTTCTATATCGTGATTTATTAGTTAAACCAAAGCAACTTAAAGATATAGCTGATGCTATTAGAGAAGGTAGAAACTATCGTCTCCCAGAAGTCTTCTTTGATATATCTAATTGGAACCCAGATAAGATGGGTAGTCCTACAGATATATGGCAACAACAGTTGAAAGCTGCTCAAGATCTAGGTTATCTGGACAAGATGAACCTAAAGATGGAAGACTTTAGAGGAACCATGTTTAGAGATTCAAAAGATCCATTAGGTAAGCAGATCATACAAACACTTAGGACTAAAGCTGATTTTAGAAAGGCTTTACAGTACACCTATAAACCTGACTCAGTAAGAGATCCAAAGTATATGTCTCCTCTTGTGGGAGGTACAGTTACTAATACTCTACCAAGGGTTTACACCGAACCTATACCAGTAATTTTAGATAACGAGACACAGCAGTTCCTAAAAAATAGTCCTGATTTTGAATACAGAATACAAGAGGGTACAAATGTCGGTGGTTTCTATAGAGTGGAGGTATGATGATTAGCGACGAATTATTAGAAGAGCAAAAACAAATTGCTAAAGAGGGGATGAAGAGGGATGCCGAGGAGGAACTAAAAAGAATCCAAGAAGGTAATACCTACAATGCTCCTAACACATGGATACATGAAGACCCGGTAGATGTCGATTCTCAGGTCATAGAACAAGCTAACACAGTACTTGAAGGAGGTCAGCTTGAGGGTGCAGAACCTGTCCCTGAGCAAGCTCCTATGCAGCCTAACGAGGGCGGTTTTGCTCAATGGCATAAAGATCGTAAGCTTAATATGAACCCTGCTAACTGGGCTTATATGGCTGGTATGGGTGCATTAGACGTACCATTCGATGTCATTGGTCTAGTACCCGGTCTAAGTCATATAGACGATAGCTGGGATGAGATGACAAAGTTTGATGATGAGGGAGCAAACAAGTTTAGAAGTGTAGCTAGTTTCTTAATGCCTACAGTTCTATCAGTAAGTAAGTATTCAAAGTTCCTTAATGCTACTAAGCTTACAGGTCTAACAAAAGCAGCTGCTAATGTTGGAGGTGTAGGTTTGATTAACGGTGCTGTAGCTACTATTAGTGACTACGGTGAAGATCCTGAGAATAGATTACTAACTCACCCTGATAACTTCAAACGTTTATCTGAGTGGTATCCAGAGACATTTGGTCCACAAGGTAGATATGCTATTCCAGATGATCTAAAGACTATTGATGGTACTGACCCAGAGATAAATAAGATGCTAGCTGCTATAGACGAAACTGTCTTAAGTGGTGTAGGTGACTTAATAGGTTATGCCATAAATGCTGGTAAGCCCCTTTTATGGAATATCAAACCATTAGATCTCAAAGCTGAAGCTTGGAAACGAGGAGAACAACTAAAGAATATAGGTCGTGAAGCTAGAGATAAGATTATTGATCTGGATCAATCTCTTAAGAGTGGTCTATTAGATGATAACCAAGCAGTAGGTGTAGCAAAAGCAAAAGATGATGTTATTAATACAGCTGTCAACTCAACTGAATCAGCTGAAGATTTCGTAACAAGGAATCAGAAGTCTAGACAAAGATCAATAGACCGTAAAGGTCTTAACGCTATAAATGGGATAGAAGATCCATGGCAAGATACGTTCAACCCTAATGTTGCTCAGAAATTAGCTCCCGAAGGTAAACTAACTGCTAAGCCAGAGATCCCCGGAGCTGCTGTAAAGAACACACTTGATGTAGCTGCACAAGAGATGGGTCAGAAGTCTAGAAATTCTGTACCTACAGCTCCTTATACAGATGCTATGAGGGAGAAAGGTTTACAATTAGGCAAGTCTCATTACCTTGTAGCTGATATAGCTAAGAAAGTTAGAGAAGCTGGTGAATATGTAGACTTCCAAGATAAGTTTGATAGAGGTGCTAGGTCAGCAGCTGTTTGGAAGATCTATGAAAAGATCATGAAACCAGATACTGCAGATGCTTTACGTGAAATATTAACTAGCGATGATTACATCTATAAAGGTAAATTACCTGATTTAATGGGTAAGTCCCAGAATATTCAATGGCTAAACGCAGATGCTACTGAGGCTGCAGCTGTAGCTATGAGTGATTTACTAGATGTTTTTCTTGGTAGAGAAGCTACTGAAACATCTGCAAGGGTTATGTCTACTCTTGGTAAGGAGATATCAGCTATATCCAAAGGTACCGTAGAGTTCGGAAACCTTATGGATGATGCAACAGTAACTAAGAACCTAATGGATCGTATTGAGTTACTTGAAACTCTCTATGGTCAGTCTAAGTATCAATCTGGTTGGCAGTTACAAAACTTGAAATGGTGGCAACGCTGGCTTAAAGGTGATGCTGCTGATCAAGCTGCTAGGACATTTGAAGAGTTTCAACAAAATTCAATTAAAGAACACTCTAAGGCAAAAGCTTGGAGACAGACTTTAATGGAAACTAAAAAGACTAATCCAGAGATAGTTAACACCTTAAAAGCAGCTTATGACTATAGCGATGGAAATGTAGATACAATCCTCAAACTAAACAAGTGGGCTAAAGAACAGGTTGATCCTCGTGGATTGATATATAGCAGTGGAGATGGTATGAACCTCTTTGCCAAAGGTGCTTGGGCTGTTACCTATAACAACGTTCTATCTGGTCTATCACCATTAAGAGCACTTGTAGGTAATGGATCTGCTTTGATACTTAAACCAATCACTACGTTTGCTAGAGCTGGGATGAGTAGCATTTTAAGTAAAAGCACACAGCCTTGGGAACGCGCAATATATCTTCATGGTTCAATGTTTGAGACTACTCGTAGAGCACTGAGTGATGCCATGACTCGTATGGCAAAAGTACATAGTGATCCAGACTTCATGATGAAAGCAATTCGTAAGGACTTTGTTATGGAAGAGGATGCTGCTTATGGAATCATTGATGACATGGCAGAGCATTGGCAGAAGACAGGTGATAAAGCAAGTCAGTTTTACTATGGCTGGGCTAAGTTCAACCGTTCTATGGCAAGAATGAAGTGGATGAGAATGGGTATGACAGGTATGGCAGGGGTTGACGCATTTACTGATACCTTTATGGCTACCTTTAACTCCAGACTCAAAGCTTATGATGATATCTTTGGACAAACTGGTAAGACTGTAGATATTAATCAGTTCTCACAAAACCTAAAGAAAGCTGAGATGGCTAACTACCATCAAATGTTTGATAAAGATGGTCTATTAACTGATGCAGCTGCAAAGAACGCATCTGGTGAGGTTGCTTTAAACCTTGATGATGGTATGTCTACTTGGCTAAACGAAGGTTTAGGAAAAGTCCCAGCTTTGAAGACATTAATGATGTTCCCTAGAACTGGTATTAATCAAGTAAAGATGGCTCTTTCCTACACACCTATTGGAAAGATACCCGGATTTAAGAGTAAGTATGCAAAGATCCTACAAGCTGGTAATGATGAAGAGCTGATTAAACAAGCATTAGCTGCACATGGAGTTGACTACGCTAAGACTCCTAATGCTATGGCTATCTATAAACAGCTTAGGGATGAGTATGAAGGTCGAATGATGGTTGGTAGTGCAACTGCGATCATGGGATATTGGTATGCAATGTCTGGAAACATAAGAGGTAATGGACCTGCTAATGCTTCAGAAAGACAGGACTTAATGAGGAAAGGCTGGAAACCTTACACGGTAAAGATCGGTGATAACTGGGTTAGCTATAAAGGCATCCCAATGGTTGAACAGATGTTTGCTTTGGTGGGTGATTTAGCTTATAACCAAACAGCTTTAGGTTCTAACTTAACTACTGACTTCTTAGATAAACTTGGTTGGACTATATCAGCTACATACCTAAATAACACACCTCTATATGGTATTGAACCATTCATGGCTGTTATGAACGGTGATGAAGCTGCATTTAAGAGACTAGGTGCAAACATAGTTAGAGGTGCTTTACCTATGTCTGGTGCTCATGGTGTAGTAGCTAATGCTATTACTCAGGCACAGAAGGATATATACGATGATGCTACTGGTTACTTATTAAACACAACTATTGGTAAGGCTGCATTGCCTTCTCAGATTGACCACTGGACAGGTGAGAAGATTAATGAAATAGATAACCCTTTACTAAGGATTATCAATGCTGCTAATCCTATTAAGGTACATGGTGGTGAGGAACCTTGGAGACTATGGTTAATCAACAGTGGCTTTGATGACATTGGTATTCTTAAAAAGAAATTCAATTCTGATGTTGAATACACTGCTGAAGAAAGACAAGCTATAGGTCGCCTTATGGGTCAAGATCAGCTATGGAAGAAGGTTAATAAGATGATGAATGAGCCTAGATGGAACGAAGAGCTTAATAACTTAAGACAAATCATCAATGACCCATCTGCTTCTGCAGCTGATGTCAAACGCTATAAAGACAAACTCCCTGTCTACCAACGTCTAAGAAAGATACTTAGGGACTCTCAACAGAGAGCAGAAGCTAGACTAGCTATGGACCCTAACTATAAGCACTTAGATATACAAGGTACTGGTAGAGCTATTACCAAGCAATACATGCAGAGAGGAGATGTTAAGAAGGCTAAGACGCAATCAGACAAGAATCAAGATAGAATAAAGGAGATATTAAGTAGACCTAAATAACGTAAATTCTTATATGCCCTCTTCGGAGGGCTTTTTTTATGGCATTAACTGAAAACAACATAACTTCAACGGGTGCCACCACTTACCCTTTTACATTTCCATATTTAAAACCCACTGACGTCAAAGTGAGCGTCGATGGTACGGCTAAAACGTATTTAACTCATTGGGAGTTTGATACACCTACAGTCGTAAAATTTAAGACTGGCCACGTACCTCCTTCGGGAGATTTAATAAGAATTTATCGGGAAACAGACGACTCAAAATTAGAAGCACAATTCTTTGCGGGATCTGCTATCAAGTCCTCTGACTTAAACGATAACTTTACACAAAACCTATACGTTACACAGGAATCCAACAACAAAATTGATGCTGCTTGGACCAGTGGTGACGAGACAATTATTAGTTCAGAGACTTGGGTTAGCAACGATAACCGAGTCAGCACAACTGCTGCACAAGATGCACGCATAGATAGCAAGATAGATACAGCTTTAACCACTGATGTAGTAGGTGGTCAAAGTATAACAATTACAGATAACTCACCTGGATCAGGACAGATAACA